GGGCGGCCCCGCTGCTGACACAGGACTGACGGGCAGAAAAATCATGGTGGATACTTATGGTGGTCTTGCGTCTCACGGCGGCGGAGCCCTTTGCGGCAAAGATCCGACGAAGGTTGACCGCAGCGGTGCATATATGGCACGGTATATCGCGAAGAACATTGTGTGGAGCGACTTAGCTGAAAGATGCGAGGTCGCTCTTTCTTATGCCATCGGTAAGGCAAGTCCCGTGGCAGTAGCGGTCACTTCATTTGGAACAAGCAAGCTGACAGATGAGCAGCTTACCTTGATTGTGCAAGAAGTCTTTAATTTGCGTCCCGCCGCTATCATTGAAAAGCTGCGTTTGCGTACAGCCATATATGAAAGCACGGCGGCATATGGTCATTTCAATTCCTGTCTCTTTCCGTGGGAAAACGTGGATTGTTATAAGGAGTTAAGAAAGGCGGCTGAGAAATATGCTGATTGAAAAGATACCCGCAGCAAAGCTCAATCCAGCTGCATATAACCCACGAAAAGACCTGAAGCCGGGTGACAAGGAATACGAAAAGCTCAAACGCTCTATTGCTGAGTTTGGCTATGTGGAACCGGTCATCTGGAATAAGACCACCGGCAACGTGGTCGGAGGTCATCAACGGTTGAAAGTGCTGCTCGACCTCGGTCAGACAGAGGTTGATTGCGTAATCGTGGAGCTTGATGAAAAGCGCGAAAAAGCACTTAACCTTGCACTTAATAAAATACAGGGCGATTGGGACGAAACAAAGCTGGCATCGCTCATGGCGGAGTTTGACGCATCTACCTTTGATGTATCCCTCACAGGCTTCGATGCCGACGAGGTGGATGCGCTCTTAAATAAGTTTTACTCGAAGGAAGCCATACAGGATGACTTCGACGTAGACAAAGAAAAGGAAGCCATTGAAAGCGCCGGTGAAACTCGGACACATACAGGAGATATCTGGCTGCTTGGACAACATCGGCTTTTATGCGGCGACAGCACCAGCGAGGCGGATTTCGACCGCTTGATGGACGGCGCCCACGCCCAGTGCGCGGTTACCTCACCTCCATACGGCGTCGGAAAAGAATATGAAAAAGCCGGGATTGAACCGTGGTTTGAAACTATGCGCCCCGCTATAAAGAACATCTGTAAAAACGCAGACATCGTCTGTTGGAACATCGGAGACCTGTACGCCACGGGCACCCAGTTTATTGAACCGACCGAAATGTATAGCATTGGACTATTTGCTGACAACGGCTTTCGTCCTATCTGGATTCGCATATGGAAAAAACAAGGCATGAATTTCGGCAATGCGCCCTATCACCTTGTTACGAATAAACCGGTGCAGCAGTATGAATATATCACGGCCCTGGCAGCGCAGGAAACTGAGGAATACAACGACCAAGAGTTTGCCTGGGTTTCGGCATTCGCCGGTCATTCCTATAAGTTTGTGAAGCGGCTCACCAAGGATGAGCGTAAAAAATGGGGCTATGCCGGTATTTGGGAAATATCTACCGTGCGAGCCAACAAAGATCACCCAGCTATGTTTCCTGTCGAGTTGCCGTGGCGATGCATTAAAATGCATTCTGACCGCGGCGGTGTTGTACTAGAGCCTTTCGCAGGTTGTGGAACGACGCTCATCGCCTGTGAACAGACCGAACGCAGGTGCTATGCGATGGAAATTTCGCCGGTCTATTGTGACCTCATCGTAAAGCGCTGGGAAACATTCACCGGTGAGACTGCTGTAAAGCTGGAGGTATGATATGGATATACAGAAATTATCAATTGAGAAATTAAACCCTTCAGCATACAATCCGCGAAAAGACCTTAAACCCGGTGATGCTGAATATGAAAAGCTGCGCCGCTCTATTGAGGAATTCGGTTATGTTGAGCCTATCATCTGGAATAAACGCACGGGCAATATTGTGGGTGGCCATCAACGGTACAAAGTATTGGTGGCACTCGGATATACCGATGTGGATTGCGTGGTGCTGGACATCGATGAGCAAAAGGAAAAAGCCTTAAATGTGGCGCTCAACAAGATATCTGGCGAGTTCGATATCCCGCTTTTGACCGACCTTTTGAAGGATATCGGTGCAAGTGGCTTTGATGTATCTCTTACGGGTTTCGACGCTGCAGAGATGGATGCGTTGTTCAGGGATAGTATAGTCGGAGGAATAAAAGAGGACGATTTTGACGAGCCATTACCTGAAACGCCCATTTCTAAGCAGGGAGACATCTGGCTTCTTGGACAGCACCGCCTTATCTGCGGCGATGCTACAAAAGCGGAAACATATAAAAAGCTGTTGGACGGTCAGCAGGCAAACCTCGTGATTACGGACCCGCCATACAATGTGGACTATAAAGGCACTGCGGGAAAACTTAAAAATGACAATATGGAAAGTACCAAGTTTCACGCATTCCTGCTCTCGGCATATCGGTGTATGTATGATGCGATGGTAGACGGTGGCGGCATTTATGTTTTCCACGCTGATCGTGAGACAGTCAATTTCAGGACAGCATTTACGGAAGCAGGCTTCTTCTGTCATCAGACCTGTATATGGATAAAGAATACACCGGTCTTGGGGCGCTGCGATTATCAATACAACCATGAACCTATTCTAGTAGGCTGGAAGCCAACAGCCGGTCACAACTGGTACGCCGACCGTAAACAGCGCACGACATGGAATTTTGACCGGCCAACCAAGAGCAAACATCATCCTACAATGAAACCTGTGGCACTGTGCGCATATCCGATTATGAACAGCTCGCTGACAAACAACATTGTGCTTGACCCATTCGGGGGCAGCGGCAGTACTCTCATTGCCTGCGAGCAGACAGGACGCATTTGCTATACGATTGAGTTGGATGAGCGTTATGCCGATGTTATCGTGAAACGGTACATAGAGCAAAAAGGCTCAGATACCGACGTTTTCCTTATGCGCGATACACAAAAAACTGCATATATAGATGTCAAAAAGTCTGTAGAATAACGCTTGCTATTCTACAGATTTTATGGCTCTATATGACCTGCGTAGAACGCAGAAAGGTGGTAAGTGCATGGAACAAAACACATTTGAAGTCCGGTATAACATTACCGGCGACGAGCGCAAGCGTCTCGTTCGGGCAATGGGCGACATTTTGGAAGCTGAACCTAAATATTTGGGTGCACCGAGCTTCGCTTACGAGATTGATTATTTCACTGTTGATAAAAACGGCACCGTTGTCTTTGATAACCGTAGTGATAGCGTGGAAATCGAAAACCTCATAGAGCGGCTGCGTGAATTGGGCTTTGAAGCAGAAAAGGACGGCAGTGACACTAATGATGGCGACGAGCTTGTTATTGAGATGCCGCTGACAGGGTTCACTCCTGAAAAGCTTGATAACCTTGCTAAACTGGTCACCGCAAAGGAATCACTACTCAAGGCAGCATTAGGTGCCCCAGATTTGCCCATTCAGCAGACAGAAAACACTCTCCGATTCCCGTGGTTCAAAGGAAACTTAGACAGCGATTCGGTTCACGCTTATACCACACTAATAGCGAAGCTCTGTGAAACGGCAAAAGAAAAGCAGCGAGTCAGTGCCAAAGAACGTGAGGTTGATAATCCAAAGTACGCCATGCGCTGCTGGCTACTCTCCCTCGGCTTTATTGGTGACGAATACAAGGTTAGCAGGAAAATCCTGCTGAAAAACCTCTCCGGCAGCAGCGCATTCAAATATCCGAAAGGTAGTGCATGTGATGAGAAATAGATTCCCTTCAAGAGAAACCGTCGAACGCATTCGAGCTCAATATCCCGTCGGATGCCGTGTGGAACTGGTAAAAATGGATGACATACAGGCACCGCCAGTTGGCACTAAAGGCACTGTCACCGGTGTGGACGACATTGGCTCCATAATGGTTTCTTGGGACAATGGCAGCTCGCTTCATGTCGTATATGGCGAGGATATCTGCCTTAGAATTAATGAGTAATATACACACATCCTGAAAAGCGGAGGAACAACATCATGACAGAAAAGCAAATTAAGCAAATTGAGAATCAAATCCCGAAAGGCGAACAAATCGACAGAATGTACAGAGCCTTTGAAGGCGATATTCGGGTTATCACCAAAAATGCTGATGGATGTGAGACGCGCTACAGCCTAAGCTTTGATTCCGTCGGAAACGTAAGTATAAAAAAATTCTGATACCTCAGAGCTATAAAAAGATGAGAACAGTGCCGGAACGGCTCTGTTTCTCGTACAGATATATTTAGAAGGCTTGCTTAGGCAGGTCATTTTTTATGCCATTTTGAAAGGAGGCGACTGTTATACGGAAACTCAAGAAATACACACCGACTCGATTTATGGCCAAAGATTCTGTTTACTGCAAGGAAGCTGCTGACTATGCTGTCGCTTTCATTCAGGCCTTGCGTCATACCAGCGGCATATGGGATGGTCAGCCTTTTGAACTTATAGATTGGCAGGAACAGATCATACGGGATGTATTTGGTGTTTTGAAGCCAAACGGATACCGTCAGTTTAATACAGCATATATCGAAATACCAAAAAAGAATGGAAAGTCAGAGCTTGCTGCAGCAGTTGCGCTTCTATTAACTTGTGGTGATGGTGAAAAACGCGCTAAGGTATATAGCTGTGCTTCGGATAAAAACCAAGCGAAAATTGTGTTTGATGTTGCTATGGCGATGGTGCGTAAATCACCGGCATTAACTAAGCGGGTCAAGATTACTGAATCGACAAAGACCCTTGTATATATGCCCACGGAGAGTACTTATCAGGTACTTTCAGCGGACGTGGCGAATAAACATGGCTTCAATACACATGGTGTTATTTTCGATGAGTTACACACACAGCCCAATAGAAAGCTGTACGATGTGATGACCAAGGGCAGCGGAGACGCCCGAATGCAGCCGCTGTATTTCTTAATTACTACAGCTGGCGACAATACAAACTCTATCTGCTATGAGGTGCATCAAAAAGCACTGGATATACTTTCGGGACGCAAGACGGATCCGACGTTTTATCCTGTAATATTTGGAGCTTCGGAAACAGATGACTGGACTGATCCAAAGGTATGGAAAAAAGCAAACCCTTCACTTGGTATCACAATAGGAATAGACAAGGTAAAAACTGCTTGTGAAAGTGCCAAACAGAATCCAGCCGAGGAGAACAGCTTTCGACAGCTTCGTCTGAACCAGTGGGTAAAACAGGCCGTACGATGGATGCCGATGGACAAATGGGATGCCTGCGCTTTCAGCGTTGACCCGGAAGCCTTACGAGGCCGCGTTTGCTATGGCGGGCTTGACCTCTCCTCATCCACTGACATCACAGCTTTTGTGCTGGTCTTCCCGCCATTGGACGAGAATGATAAATACATTATTTTACCGTTTTTCTGGATACCAGAAGACAACATTGACCTGCGAGTTCGGCGTGATCATGTGAATTATGATCTATGGCAGAAGCAAGGTTTCCTAAAAACCACTGAGGGCAATGTCGTTCATTACGGATACATTGAAAAGTTCATTGAACGGCTCGGCGAGAAATACAACATCCGCGAAATCGCCTTTGACCGCTGGGGCGCCGTTCAGATGGTGCAGAACCTCGAGGGCATGGGCTTCACGGTCGTTCCGTTCGGGCAGGGATTTAAGGACATGAGTCCACCCACAAAAGAACTCATGAAACTAACTCTGGAGCAGAAACTTGCCCACGGCGGCCACCCGGTGCTGCGCTGGATGATGGACAATGTGTGTATTCGCTCAGATGATGCAGGAAACATCAAAGCCACCAAGGAAAAATCCACAGAAAAAATAGACGGGGTTGTTGCTACGATTATGGCGCTTGACCGTGCGATTCGCTGTGGAAATGACAATGGCGAGAGTGTATATGACAAACGCGGTCTACTTATTTTTTAGCAAAGGAGAGTGATGTCTATGGGAATCTTTCATGGAATATTCAAGGCGCGTGACAAACCTAAAAATACGCTTGGCGGCAGTCGGTACAACTTCTTTTTTGGGAGCACAAGCTCGGGAAAGCCGGTTAACGAGCATACTGCCATGCAGATGACGGCGGTCTATTCCTGTGTGAGGATATTGTCCGAAACGCTAGCGGGTCTGCCGCTACATGTATATAAGTACAACGACAGCGGCGGCAAAGAGAAATATCTGAAACACCCTTTATATAAACTGCTCCATGACGAGCCGAACCCTGAGATGACTTCATTTGCGTTCCGGGAAACGCTGATGAGTCATCTTTTGTTATGGGGCAATGCTTACGCACAGATTATCCGAAACGCCCGTGGTGAGGTCATCGCCCTATATCCTCTTATGCCGAACAAAATGACAGTTGACCGCGACAGCAAAGGCCGCTTGTTTTACCTTTACACCCACACTAGTGAAGATACACCTACTCTCGGCGATAACAGCCAGGTCTATCTCACGCCGTCCGAAGTTCTGCATATTCCGGGGCTGGGCTTTGACGGACTTATTGGCTACTCACCGATAGCTATGGCTAAAAATGCAGTGGGACTCGCTATCGCGACCGAAGAATACGGCGCGAAGTTCTTTGCAAACGGAGCTGCGCCGGGCGGCGTGCTTGAACACCCAGGCACCATCAAAGACCCGCAAAAGGTCAAGGATAGCTGGAATGCCGCCTACCAAGGCTCGCAAAATGCGCACCGTGTGGCCGTTCTCGAAGAAGGCATGAAGTATCAGCCGATAGGCATCTCGCCCGAGCAGGCACAGTTTTTGGAAACCCGGAAGTTTCAGATAAACGAAATTGCCCGCATTTTCAGAGTGCCGCCCCATATGCTCGCCGACTTGGAGAAATCCTCCTTCAGCAACATCGAGCAGCAGTCGCTTGAGTTTGTAAAGTACACCCTCGACCCGTGGGTAGTTCGCTGGGAGCAATCCATGTGCCGTGCCTTGCTTACGGAAAGCGAAAAGCCGACCGTATTCATCAAGTTTAATGTGGACGGCTTGCTTCGAGGCGACTATGTGTCCCGCATGAATGGATACGCAACCGCAAGGCAGAACGGATGGATGAGCGCAAACGATATCCGTGAGCTTGAAAACCTCGACCGCATTCCGGCGGAGCTTGGAGGCGATCTTTACCTCATCAACGGCGCGATGACCAAATTACAGGACGCTGGCGCGTTCGCAGTAAACAGCGAAGCAAATTCTACAAGATTGGAGGAAACCGAATGAAGAAATTCTGGAATTGGGTGTGGGATGAGGAATCAGGCACCCGAACGCTATACCTTGACGGCGTGATCGCAGAAGAGTCATGGTTTGATGATGATATCACCCCTAAGGCTTTCAAAGCTGATTTGGATGCCGGTGAGGGTGATATTGTTATTTGGCTCAATTCTCCCGGCGGCGACTGTGTCGCCGCGAGTCAGATTTATGCCATGCTCATGGATTACAAAGGCAAGGTCACGGTCAAGATCGACGGCATTGCTGCATCGGCAGCGAGTGTCGTGGCGATGGCGGGAACCAAAGTGCTGATGGCTCCTACCGCTCTCATGATGGTGCACAACCCGCTGACAATCGCTATCGGCGACAGCGAGGAGATGCAGAAAGCTATCGCCATGCTCTCAGAGGTAAAGGAAAGCATCATCAATGCCTATGAAATCAAGACCGGGCAGTCCCGTGCTAAGCTCTCCCACCTCATGGATGCCGAAACATGGCTAAATGCCAACAAAGCGATAGAACTCGGCTTTGCGGACGGTATTCTGGAGGATGAAAAAAAGCGGGTGCAAACAGAAAATATCACCTATGCTTTCAGCCGCCGGGCTGTAACAAATTCCTTGCTGGACAAAGTGAATCCCAAATTGCCGAGACAAAAAACAAGCACCCCGACCGCCGCCAAAGCCACTCCTGCGGAATGGCTTGAGAAACGGCTTTCTTTAATTTCTCACTAATTTAAAGGAGGAAATACAATGAGTAAAATTCTTGAATTGCGCGAGAAGCGCGCAAAAGCATGGGAAGCTGCTAAGGCCTTTCTTGATGCCAAGCGTGGCGCGGACGGTATGGTATCGGCCGAGGATACCGCTACCTACGACAAAATGGAAGCCGATGTTGTGGCACTCGGCAAGGAAATTGAACGGCTTGAAAAACAGGAAGCTATTGACCGCGAGCTTTCAAAGCCGCTGAACACGCCTCTCACAGCCAAACCCGCTGTACCCGGTGCAGACGCAAAAACAGGCAGAGCCTCGGATGAGTACAAGAAGGCATTTTGGAACGTGATGCGTTCTAAAAATCCGCATTACGACGTAGTCAACGCCCTGCAGATAGGGACCGACAGCGAAGGCGGTTACCTTGTGCCGGATGAATTTGAACGCACGCTCGTTCAAGCTTTGGAAGAAGAAAATATCTTCCGTAAGCTGGCGAAGATCATTCAGACATCCAGCGGCGACCGCAAAATACCGGTGGTGACCACACACGGTTCCGCCTCCTGGCTCGATGAAGAAGAACTCTATCCCGAAAGCGATGAGGTATTCGGCCAGACATCTATCGGAGCATACAAACTCGGTACCTTCATCAAGGTATCCGATGAGCTGCTAAACGACTCGGTCTTCGACCTGCAGAGCTATATCAGCACCGAATTTGCACGCCGTATCGGATCTAAAGAAGAGGAAGCCTTCTTTGTAGGCGACGGCTCCGGTAAACCCACGGGTATTTTCGCTGCGGTGGGAGGCGCACAGCTTGGAGTCACTGCAGCCAGTGCGACCGCGATTACAGTGGATGAGATTCTCGACCTCTTCTATTCCTTGAAATCCCCTTACCGTAAGAAGGCTGTATTCGTGATGAACGACTCCACGGTTAAGGCAATTCGCAAACTGAAGGACGGTCAGGGTCAATACCTGTGGCAGCCTTCGTTGACCGCAGGCACCCCCGACACCATCCTGAACCG